CGCCAAACAAAAAAGCCGCTGTCACAATTGCCACTCCGAGCATCGCTAGCACTCCATCGCGTTCCATTGCTTATTTGACCAGCCCTATCGCCGCATCGATCGATTCCGGGATCTTGTTTACGACGATCCGCCCACCGCTTGAAACCACAATCGCCGGCGGCTTTTCGACCGCCTTTTTTAGTTCGCCCCAGTAGCCAAGTTGCGAAAAGTCATCCCGCCAATCCTGTGAAAGATACTTGCCGCCCTTCGCGTCGACCGCCTCTTTGAGTCGAAGCGAATTAGCAACAATGCCCTGGCTTTCGGTCATCTCTTGCGGCTTGCTTCCGTCCTTCACCACAAGCACCCACAGCCCGCCTTCGCCGCCTGCACCGCCAGCCGATCCGCGAAACCAAATCGCAGCGGCCAGCAATAGCAAAGCGAAGCCGATTCGCGTCGTTTGGTTCACGCCTTCGGCTCCGGCTTGTCGGCTTCAAATAAAAGGGCTGCGGCCCTCCTGGCCGCCTCTAGTCCTTCCGAGTTGCCCGTGCTCTCGTAGTGTTCGATCAACTGGCGAGACGCCACAACGAGCGAAAGGAATTTCTTCTCTCCGCTCGCTGTGGCCGTCTTCCCCAGTAGCCCCCCGGCAAATGAACGCAATTTGTCACCAAACAACACCATCGCCGCTCCTGCGGCCAATGCTGCCGGTATGTACTTTTCCCAGTTCATGCGGATGGCTCTTTTTGCTCAAGTGCCTTTCTTGCGATGTTGATCGCAACCGACGCAAACGCCGCGATCATGAGCAACGTCGCGTTTCCGCTTGCCTGCATCGCGGGTATCAACACCGTCGCCGCAAAGGTCAACGCCGCCCCGCCGATCGCTATTGCCGCACCGCGGCCGATACTAGCCCAGTCCATTATTTCCCCTCGAAAAGTTCGCGGATCTCGCCCGCATTGTTAAACGGATTCTTGCCGTCAAGGTAGCCCGCGGCCTTTAGTGCTTTGTAGATCAAGATTGCAAGCTGGACAAGCAAATAGATCGTAGCCGGGTCAAGGTTGAACTTTCCAAACTTTTCGGATAGTCCGCTTTGGAATTCGTCGTCACCAAAAAAAGATGCGACGCCGATCGACTCAAAAGCGACTTGGTAAGCCGCGTCGACGTGCTCCTGGGTCAGCCCTTGCCGAACGCATTCTGCCCGCTTGCGACGCACCTTGGCAAGCTCAATAGATTTTCGTAGGCGTTCGAGCACTTTGGCGACTCCAGGAAGAAAAGAGAGTACGCCGGATTCTAGCTAGTTCGTGCGGTTTGTCAAGCGGTTAGCATATCCACCACTCGCCTCCCAACATATTCCGCCACCTGCGGAACTATGGCGTTTCCGAGGCATCTAAGGCGGTCCAATTGATCGGGAACCCCATCAACCATTCTGCGAAATTCGGGCTTATGTACGCTGTCATTCCAACTTCCTTGTATTCGGCATAAAGACGAGGTTCCCACCTCAGACTCGACCCAATGCAAGCCCCACTTTTCCGCCTGCCGTTGCCATTCATTTTGGACTCTGCGCTCTTTGGTGAATATCGTCCTACGTGGCACAACGAAGCCTCGATCGTAGGCCAATACGAAAACCCTGTCCCTGATATGCGGGGCACCAACGGCGGCAGCCGGTATGCAATGCCATTCCGCATCAAACCCGATCTCGGCCAACGTCCCGAGTACTCTGTCCAGTCCCCGAGTAAGCAACGCTGCCACGTTTTCCAGCACAATTGCTCTCGGTTGTAATTCGCGAACCACGCGAAGGGCCTCAAAGAACAATCCGCTTCGCTCTCCATCCAATCCTGCCCCGAGTCCGGCGTAGGAAATGTCCTGGCAGGGGAAGCCTCCGCAGATAACGTCGACCCGCTGGAGGTTGTGCTGTCCACACTCTCGGATGTCGCGTTCTCTGTGGACGTTCGGCCAATGCTTGGTAAGCACCTTGGTTGCGTAGTCATCGATTTCTAACTGCCATTTGCAAATCATGCCGGCACGTTCAAAGCCTAAATCAAATCCGCCTATTCCGGCGAAGAGACTGCCGAAGGTTAGTTTGTCCATTGCTTTGTCAAGCGGCTACCGTTTCGGCCGCTTGTTCAGCAAGTCGACTTCCGCCTGTATCGTTTTGATCGTCTCCAAGTGCGTCATTAAAATTGCCGACGCGTTGCAAATCTCAACACGCAAATGCCGGATCGTATCCTCTTGGCTCATCGCCTTTGCGGTGAGTTCGACAAGCTCCGCCCGTAGAGCCTTGATCGTCGCTTCCTGCTCGGCCATCCGATCGGCGATTTGCGACAACACTGAGTTTTCAAAAGCTGAGTCGCTTTTTATGTCGCCGCTGAAATGAATCGTTATTGACGCAAGGTTTGCAACGTCGCAATCGGCTTCAAGTGCTCGGCAAGCTTTTATTAGCACTGCCGTGTCGGTTCGCGTCACTTCTTTTTCTTGCATCGCTCCGCCTCCTGTAGTTGCTTTTGCTCCCACCACAACAGCCCTTCGATCGCCCACGTCGTGAACGGTACGCCAGCCCGTGCGGCCGCGGCCTTGAGTTGCTGCCACATCGCGTCGGGCACGCGGCCAAGTTGTCGGCACTTGTCGTAGGTCATTTCGGGGCCTCGGTCGAAAAATAAACATCGTGCGTTTGCGTTGCTCGATTTGTTTCGCAATCTTCAACAATTGCAAAGTCCTCAAACCAAGCACGCAAAATGCCTTTTCGGTACGTACTAGATGTCGCAGCGTACCAACATTCATCGCCCACCCTGTCGGGCCGGCTTGCTTGGGCGGTGTTGCTCGTGTTGTCGCGTTGCATCTGCTCAATCACTTCGCACACGCTTCGCAATTCCCTTGCCGCAACATACTGCTTTTCTTTGAGCAGTTCTGTCGATGCTTCTTTGAGCGAGTCAATAATCATCTCGACATTCGCCGCCGTTAGTCCGCTCATGCTGTCACCTGTTGCGAATCGACGTAGTTGGTCCAAATGGATCGCAGTTTTGCGTAGCCAGCTAGCTTGCCACTCGCGTCTTTGCGAACAAAGATTGTCAAAGGCTCTGCGTAACCCTCCGCAGTCTTAATGCGTCCCGTGTTAAGCTTGTAGCCTTTTGTCGCTGCCCAGTCTTTGCACGCTTGCCACGCCACAAAGTTTGATTTTAGTGCCGCAATTTCCTCAACCTTTTCGGTATATCTCGGGTTAATGCTGCCGTCGTCAAGGATTTGCCGGCAGCGAGCTAGCCGGCCCTCTTCTTGCTCAACGCCGACAACCGTAATTCGTTGCGGCATGACGTTGCGGTCAATTGTGTAAAACTGCGTTTCCATTTTGTCACCTGTTCGCGTTGTGTTGTGTCCGCCCATTAGTTGTATCGACAATCGCAAGCCGATGCAATAGCCATGTCGGGCATTTTTTTGGAATTATTCCTCTAGCGGCCAAATGCTGACGACGATGCTGTTGCAGTCGCCCCAGTGCTTTTTTGCATAGACGTCCGCCACCTGCCTATCATCGACCCAAGCGACGCGGTTTAGGCCGTCTTCGATCGCCTTGACAATGTTGCTGGCGTCGCCCGGGCTGGTGTGCCAATAGCCTTTTTTGACCGTTTTCGGCCGCTTAAACTGAATATCGACCGACATGCCAACCGGCCCTGTCAGGATCTCGTGAAACGGATGTTGTGCCCTAAACTCTGCCGCAACTGTCAACTCAAAGTTGACGGTTCGCTGCGGCGTGTAGTGATGCCCTCGCCTCGTCGATCGGCTTCGCTCCTTCGGCTGCGGTCGGGCGTTGATGACGAATTTAATCACGGCGACACCTCGAAAAACTTAACCTCGGAACCGCTCACACAAAAAAACGCCGGCACAACCTCGCCTGATCGCTTGTTTCGAAATCGGCGGCCTAGCGCGTAGGCTTGCGGCTTAGGCTGTACGATCGGCTCGGCCGCTTGCTCTCTTGCTTTCCTCGTCTCGTACACGCTCGCCATCGCCTTCTTTGGCGGTGCTTTGCGCTTGAGCACTCTGACCGGTAGCCCGCGGGCTCGCTTCCAGTTGGTAATCGTGTCCCAGCTACAGTTGCAAAGATAACGCAAATCTTCGCGAAGCAAATTGTCGTCGCCCCTTTCGGCTCTGATCGCGTCCAACTTGGCAAACTGCATTTCGTTATGCCTTGCCGCCTTGATGCGGCCAATGTCGGTTCCGAGATTGTGACGCGATATCGCCGCGTCTCTGTGTCGTCGCGATAGCGTTGATCCTAGTGCGAATCTCTTCGCGATCGCATCCGCTGACATTGGCCAGTTCTTTACAATGTGCTCGATAATTCGCTCGTCTATCTCGACCCTTTTGGCACCGCTCTTGAGCTTAGGCGGCTCTTCGCCTCGACGATCTGCGATCGAGTCGCGAATGCGTGCCGCCGTGCGTTCGTCGCAGTCGCAAATACTCGCAATTTGTGACGCAGCCACCGGCCAAGCGGCCTCGACTTTTTCTATCCACTGCTGCCATGTTGTTTTTGTTCGCGGGTTCATTCTTTCACCTCTCGCCTTGCTTGTGTCAAATCTTGCTCAGTCGCTCGCCCGCTGTCGATTAGTTCCTGCCGTAAAATCCTAGTGCCCTCCGGTGCTTTGATTGCCAGCCGTGGTGTTTTTCCTGATCGGCAAACAGCGACGGAAATGTCGGGACCGATCCGCACCGCTTCGCCTGCCTTCAGGGCGACGACCAGCCATCCGTCTTTTGTGTTGGTCATGTCGGCACCTTTTGAAAAGTTACTGGATATCGTTCACGCCACGCCGGTCCCATAATTGGATGGGCCGCGATTGATTCGTCTACGGCTTGGCAAGCAATAGATAACCGCTGCTTGCACTCAATCGCGGTCCGCCGCTCCGGGCTGTCGCATTCGATCCGCACAACCGGGTCGACCATCCGGCCGCCCACGCAAGTTTTCTCGCCCAGCCCGATCAGCGGCCGGCACGACTCTGGCGATAGCCTGTCGCCAACGGTTAAGTAGGCTTTCAGAAAATTATGCCGTGCCCACTTTTCGGATTCGGCATCGCCAAACGACTCCAAAAAGTTAGGCCAGCCGCCCATGCTGCGAATAGTCGCGTTGATGCGTTGATCGCCGAAGTCGATCCACTTATACGGCCCGGAAGGAACCGCCCGCTGTACGTCGCCCCAGGCCTCGACGGCTCGCGTATCTTCGGCCACATTGACGCCGGCAAGTTCCCGAAGCTCGGCCGGCTTGGGCATTCGCGGTAATTCGCGGATCGCCCGAAGTACCGCCGTTTGCATTTGGTCTGGTGTCAGGTCAGCCAGGGCCAAGAAGTAAACCTGTAGCATCGCCTCGCTCGCCTCCACTTGGTGGGACTGTAGAAGCCCCATTAACAGCGTCGAAAATAGCTTTGAGCTGTCCAGATTCCTCGAATCGTCGAAAGACATCTTTGGTATTTTCCTCTCGAATTTGTGCAAACGTTTTCGGTTGCGACGGTTTACGCTCCGTCGCTGTGGTTCGGTCGTTGTTCAGCCAATCGGCTTGGAATCCCTCCCATTGCCGTTCGGCCGCTGTCCGGATCGCCTCATCGGCAGACATGCCAGCCTTAGCCGCTTCGCGTCGGATTCGCACCAGGACGGATTCCGTAACCGGCTTGCGTCGGCACGCGGTCCAGTCTCGCCAATGTGTCTCGGAAATGTCTGCGGGTCGATCGATTGCTACCGATGGACGCCGCGTTCGCTTTTGAGAGACAGAAACTAGCGGCTCTGCCGCGTATGTATTTTTAGGATCAGGATTAGGGCTAGGGTTAGGGCTAGGGATAGGATCAGGATTAGGTATAGGGTAGATGGTTCCCCCTGTTTGTCCCCCGATCGTACCCCCGTTTATCCCCCGATCGTATCCCGGTTTATCCCCCGATCGTACCCCCGATTGCCCCCCGATCGTACCCCCATTTATCCCCTCAATTATCCCCCGATCGTACCCCTCTTTATATCCCACTTTATACCCCTCTTTATATCCAGCTTTCGGGGATAGTGAGTCGATCGATTCTTCAATCGGTAAGTCGTCCATGTCGTCTAGGTCAACAGGAACCGTAACCCAGTAGAGGCCAGCCGTTCGCTTTCCGCACCCGCGATACTGAAGCCATTGGGAGTCGATAGCCCGCTTCCTTGCTTTGTCAAACGTCTCCCATTTGGCGAAGCCTAGTGTCTCCATGAGTTGCGAATTAAAAAACCGAACAGGCCCTCGGTATCGTGCCGCGTCTTCGGTGTGCAGCACAACGGCGACCAAGCAAAAAGCGTCCCGCCCCATGTCCGCCGCCGCACTTGATTTGTGCATCTTGCGGAAGGCCTTGTGCGCGAAAAACTTATCTCGCTTTGGGTAGTCGATCTGTGGAGGATCGGTCATTACTTCACCAAAAAAACACCGCTGCCCGGATGCTTGACCGGCAATCGCAGAACGCGAATGAATCCGGGCAGCGGCTTGGTTCGTAGGCCGGTCAAGCCTATTTCGTACACTATAGCAATTTGTCAACCTGTTGACAACTAAAAAACGTCGTCGGCTTCGATCGCGTCATCGAACGGCAGCATCGGGACGTTTTTCTTCTCTTCTTGCGATCGCAGAAAATTGCAACCATGCTGCCAATACGATTCTTTCAATTCGACTCCAACAAACTTGCGGCCGCACCTAAGCGACCCGACACCTTCGCTGCCAACTCCACCGAAAGGCGAAAACACGACGTCGCCCGGAAGCGTCCAAAGGTCAACGGCACGCTCTATCAACCCAAGCTGTAGCGGGCAAATGTGCTTCTCATCGTTTTCCGTTGTCGCCAGTTTGAAGTTTAACACGTCCGTTTGATTGATGTCCCACCAAACCGGTTCAGCGTATCGCCGCCAAATATCGATCGACGGATCGGCCGCGTTTTTTTTGCGTGAAAACGGCGACGGGTGACTATCGTTTGAGCTTCCAGCCTCACCGATGTATCGCGCGAATCCTTTTGGCCTGACGATAGGCTTGTCGCTCATCAAGCCGCTTCCTTCGCTTGGTGGCTTGCGGAAGACGATCAGGTAATCCGCCATACCTTGCCGCACCTGCGACGTATCACGCCTAACAGTCTTGTGCAAGAGCCCGTTGTTGTTGGTCCGCTCCCGCTCTGTGACAGGGCATTTCCATATCGTTACCCGCGAATGAAAGACCCATCCAGCGGCCTCGAATTCCTGAATGCAAGCCCCAGGAAAGTCGATAAGCCCCGTCGTGCCGTAGACGTTCGCATATCTCGGTAAGTCCTTGCAATGGACCGCACAAAGGCGGCCCGGAACCGTCAGCCGATAAAGTTCTTTGATTGCGAAAGCGTAGTGCCGGAAGAACTCTTCATCGTTTGCAGCGTTGCCCATGTCGTTTTCCGAATCGCTGTAGATGTACAGTGAAGAAAACGGCGGCGAGTGAATGCAAAAGTCGATCGAGTTATCGGGAAGGTCTCGCATAAGATCAACGCAATCGCCGTTGTAAAACGTCCAGTCCGCTCCGTGTTGTTCGTTCATGCAACCCATTTCAAACACCTGCCTTTGATTTAAGAAAACTAGGAATCGTCGGAACCGCCGACGCTGATAAACCGACTCGCATCAACTCGACTTGATTGCCAAGTCCGAATTGCCTCACAACTTCCGCCATCGACGCTTGCATCAAACCATGATCGGCACCCTTTCGGGCAATGCTCTTTTCGATGTTCGCATCCGCGTCGCTGCCGATGATATGAACCTTCACCGGCCGCGTCTGCCCAAATCGCCACGACCGCCTTACCGCTTGGTAATACTCTTCAAACGAAAACGAGAGCGACGCAAAGACTTGCGTATTGCAAATTTGAAAGTTGAGCCCGACGCCAGCGATAGACGGCTTAGTCACCAGCACCGGAAACTGCCCTTCGGCAAAGCCTAAGAGTAGATCCTGCTTTTTCTTTTCCGGCATCGACCCGCGAACCTCAACGGCTCCGTCGACATGCTTCATCAACTCCGAAGATTCGTAGTCGGTGTAACACCAAACGATTGCCGGCCGCTCTGACTCACGCACAATCTCCGCAACTCGCTTAGCTCGCTCGGTGTTGGTCCGCCGCTTTTCTTCGTGGATGTTCGTCGCCGAAATTCCTTCGACGTCGAATAGAAAGCCATCGGCGACGCCATCATATGCAACGCTCACAATATGTCGCTCAACGGTGAGCGGTGGCAAGATGTAGCCGTCGTCGCTACCCCCAAGATCGGACGGACGCGAAAGACAAACCGCCCACGATGTGACCCATCGCCAAAAGTCCTTTTGAGCGTGTTTCTTTAGCCGATAGCCGCCTGCTTTCATTGTGTCGTTAATAAACCAACGCGAAAGCATTTCGTTCGACGGCATGACCCCAAGAAAATCGGCGTGGTTGCCTAGCTCTTTGTGGTCATTGGGTGCCGGTGTCGCTGTACATGCCAAGCGGTAAGGCGTTTCGCGGTATGAGTCGATCAACTCCTGTTTGATCTTCCCGGTAAAATTCTTGAGGATCTGCGATTCGTCAAGCACTACACCTGACCAAATCGAAGCGTCAAACTTATGAAGCTTTTCGTAATTGATCAGGTTTATGCCGCCGATGATGTCGCTTTGCTCATCGACCACCGCAACGGGCGTTTCGATGCCAAACTTTTCGGCCTCTCGCTTTGTTTGGGCTCGAATGCCAACTGGCGTATGAATCACAACCGGCCGCTTCGATCGTTTGCAAACCGCATCCGCCCACGCCAGTTGCTGGATCGTCTTACCTAGGCCGGTATCCTCAAACAAAGCCGCCCTGCCACGCTGTAGCGACCATTGGACGCATTTAGCCTGCCAGCCCTTAAGAGCTTTCGGAAGCTCGCCAACCGCAACCTCAAAGCCCAGCGGCCTTGCCGATCGCACCTTCGATCGGATGAACTCTTCGTAATCCATGATAACACCAAAAAGCCACCGGCGGCGCGGCGTAGCGGGCCAGCTCGAATGAGCACGAAGGCACCGCCGGTGGTTGTGTTGTTGTAAGCCCGCTACGGCTTCTAAAATCTTAACGCATTGTCAACCGTTGACAATGCCCCTCGTCTCCCGCATCTGGCTCTCGATCTCATCGGTCAGCCTTCCGTAGGCTTCCCGCGTCACCCGTGCCGCGTTGTACTCCGCGACCCTCCGCGACAATCCGCCGTCGTGCTCCATGATGGCCGCACGCTCGGCGAAGTGCTCGGTGATGTCATCGTCGGTCGGCATCATTTAACTTCACGCTTAGTTGGTGACATTGTCGCAAGTATCTTCGCCCGTGCTTTGAGCAGCCCGATCGTCCGTTCGCCGCGTTGCCGTGCTCGCTCTGGTTCGCACCAGCGACAGAGCCATTCACCTTCGAGCGTCTCTGTAGTCTTATGCGACCCGCATTTGCAAAGCGGGATCGCGTCCATTTCTTCCGGCCCTATGGTGAAGAACCGGAAACCCGGCGGCGGCTCCATCGGATTGACGATTACCGCCGCGGGTTGGTCTGCTGGCTGCTTAGGCTTCATCGCTTGCCAGTAGCCCCGCTAGTTCGTCCGCTGTCGTGGTCGTCGGTCCGCGATGCGTTACCGTGCCTTCAATTTCGTCGTCTGCCGCGATTGCGTCACGGATCTCGGCCGAAAGCTCGCACCACTTAGAAGCCCTCCGGAAGACCGTTTTCTTCGCCATCTCGTCGAAGTCTGTCACCCAAGGCCCCGTCTTTCCTGATCGGCTTCGATCGCGGATCTTTGTCACCTCGTCAACGGTCATAACTTCGCACTTGGTCGCACCGTCCTGCATCTCGATGATGCAGTAATAACAGTAGACTTCGCCGCGATCACCGATGAATACAGGCCGATGCGTTTTGACTTCGCCCAGGTCATAGACGAATTCGTCGTTGACGCAAACCTTGTCCGCGTGAATCCTGCTGACCTTGCCGGTCCGCATCATTAACTGCACAAGGCCCTTGTAATCGATGATCAACGTGCACTTGTCGCCGTAGGGTATCAGATGGGCGTGCCGTCCGTCCGGCTCTAGGCCCCACTGGCTCAACTGCATCATGCAATCGAAGAACGATTGCTGCGTACATTTCGCAAGGCTCGGTGTCCGTCCTAACGCCGCGATCGCAACTCGGGCCATCCGTTCGGCCGTTACGTGCTTGGGCAGTATCTCCGCGATAGCCGCTCGAAATCCGTCACCTTGTAGTTGTTCGCGGATTGTCAATTGCCGCTTCGGTTGTTCTGCAATTTCGGTAGTCATCATGCTCTCCAGTTTGGTAAAAAGATAGTTCGCAAATCGTTCTCGCCTTGCTCGCTCCAGTCGTTTGTAACCTTGCGTCGCCTGTACTCCGTCAGTAGTTCTTCGCGATCGGATTCGGCTCGCTGCCGATCCGCGTCGCAAAGCTCATAGCATCGGACGCGATACGGTGCCGACGTTTCTATCGCGATAAAAATAAAACGGTCGGCTTTCGTGCCATCCAGGTAATGGACGCCCTGAAGGTCGTACCGATAACTCGCAATCGTCTTTGCAAACTGGCTCTCGGTTGCGTCGTCGCAGGTTTTAATGTCTGCAATGATGCCACCAGCTCGCCAGTCGATCTTCGCTCGGCAGTCGACGCCGAAGCTCTCCCATGTGTGCTCGGTTTCGGCTTCGCCAACAGCCCCAAGGATTGTCGCCGCCGTTTTGCATTTCGCAACCTGTCGACAAAGGTGATCGACTAAATGGGCGTCGCCTGCGGATATCGCCAATCGATTACCGTTGATCGCCAACCATTCCTTATAGCCCTTCGTTCGCCTGTCGCTGCATTCGCTAGGAATCATTGCGTAATCTTCGGCGTACTTGTCCGGCTCAAGTATTGCCGCATGGATCGCCGTGCCCAATCGCATCGCGTCGGTTTCCTTCCGCGGTGCCGTTTTTAAAACGTGCTCGGCCTCAAACTGTCGCCAGCCTCTCGCCATGCTTTTGAGCATCGTCGCGGAGACTTCTGGCCTGTCGTGGTAATTCATTTTTTCACCCTCCTAGGATCTGTCGGCAACTTCCGCCGCGGTTCATAAACTTTTTCTAAATGGTTCATTGTTGCCAAAACCGACCTATACGCTGAGATTTCTTGCCAGCCTGACGACAAAATCATCTTGTGTATGTTTTCCCGCAAGCTATCCCACCGCCGCTCAAGCGGTGCCGTCGCTTCCTGCACTTTGTGCTTGATCAAGTTTTGCAATTGTTCGTCAGTCACATTTCACCTCGATTTTTTTAGCCTGCTGCTCGGCTTTCTCTGCGTAATTGACCAAAGACGCCGCAAGTTCCTTTGCCTCTAGCGGGGTCATGCAGACGCGGAAATCTGATACCGCGTCGACTCTGACAATCTTGTTCGAAATCATTCTTGACTTTGTTTCTGAAAAAACGACGACAAGCTCGATTACGGTTTCGATGTCTTTTTCGTCTTCGGTAAATCCGTGTCGAATGTTGCGAGATGTGCCCTGTAGCCATTTCATTCTGCCACCTCTTTAACAAACTGCCCATCGACCATCTTGCCCTTGCGGTCTTTGATTTCGTCAAACGCTGCGGACATGCAACGCCGCAAGCTAAAATTAAGCTTTTCACAGATCACCGTCAGCACCACGACGCAATCGCCGATAGCGTCTTGAGTTTCCTTGCTGTCGTGTTTTGCGATCGCGTCGCGAAGCTCTTGCATCTCTTCGGCAAGCTTTCCTAGTTGCCCTTCGATTGTCGATCCGTCGATTAGGTTGCGGTCCGTCGCCCAGCCCCATATTACGTCTTGCCATAGCTCGATTGAATCAAATTGCCTCATCATTTACCTCGTTAGAATAAAAGCCCGGCGGGCGGATGGTCCCGCCGGGTGCCATCACCGGAAGGTAATAGCGGTTGAATCGTCATTGCCCCAACGCCTGCGGAACGTACCGCAAGAGAACAAAGAAAAACACGGCCAGCCAAAAACCGGCCACGATAATGAAGTCTGCTTGGTGCCTCATGCTTCCACCTCCTGAGCTTCAAGCGTGTACGTAAACGTCTTGTGCTTACCGCCATGAACGGCACAGCAGAAAAAGCCAACCGCGAAAAGGAAGTCGACTTGCTCCGCTGTTGGTGCAGGCACGTGTGCGATCAGAAATTTTCGATCCGCCCTAAGCCTCTGCCGACACCACGCCACCGCGGCTCGGCCGATGCCCTTGCGTCGAAATGCCGGATCGATCACCAGCCGCACGATTCTTGCGTCTCGTGACGATAGTTGCACAATCAACAGCCCGACCGTGTGCCCGTCAAAGTCGATCGCTTTGCAATGTCGACCCGAGACTGCGGTTAGCTTTTTAAGCCCCATCGGCGTGATCGGGTCGAACGATTCGTGTATCGCGCACAATCGCCGAAGGTCGTCGTTAGTTGCTGTTCTTATCTCGATCACTTTTTACTCCGTCGAGCTTTAAGTTTTTTTGCTAGTAATTTCTTGCGATCGGCAAGTGGCATTGCTTCCGGCTGAATGACCGGAAGGTAAACCTTTTTCGACCACGATAACTTTTGATGCGTCTCAATTTTTTTTGTACCGCGAATCGCCAGCATTGCCGACAACATCATTAAACCACGATCGATCACGGCAAATCTCCTTGATCGCTGTCGTGGTACTTAGCCGCGTCGCGGTTAGCCGCTATGGCGATGTAAACAATCAGCAATGCCAACACAATACCTTCGGCCGCTAGGCATGTTGCAAAGCCGATCCAAAAAAATACGTTCACCTTGTCACCTCCACTTCGTCCAGTAAAAACCGTACCGCACAGCTAATTTCGTCCGCCGCTTCGTCTAGCAAGGATCGCACCGCATTTTCAATCTGTCGCTCGTATGCTTCGCGGCAATCATCGCAGACGTCGCGGCCGCCTGCGGTTGTGGTGGCCGCATCGCGGCAGTAGTGGCAGTGGCTCATGCTTTCACCTTCTGAGCCTTGGCGACGAATTTTTCGAACTGCTTGCGGGTGCAATAGTTAAAGACGACAACCGCTTGCCGCATGTGGTGATCTCGCATCTGCGCGTTGCCGCGGCGGTCGTGCCAAATGTATTCCATCACGTGGTAGGCGATCATTTTTTTGGTTGTTGCGGCCATCGTTTTGTTCCTGTGTGTGTTGAAAATCCGGAGCCCATCCCGGCTTGGGGCGGGGGGGTGGTGTTGGTTAGTTACTTGTTTGGCTCTGGCGAAATAACTCCTTTACTGATCGATACTTTGCCTGCTTTGACACAGTCTGTCATGGTGTCCCACGAACCGGCAACAAACGTTAGCCCGGCTTTCGTTTGCGTAAATACTTCCCACGCGTAGACATCCCAGCTTTTGTCAACTCGATACCGCCCTTGTGTCGGTGACAAGTCTTCGGGCTGACAATTCAAATTCAAAGATTCGCTAAGTATCTCAGCAAGCCTAATTCTGATTCTCCCGATATGACGCGAACCGCCGCGCCCGCGGTGCGGTTGCTTGACCTTTTTTTTCATTGGTTTTCCCAAAATGTTGACCAAGAGCCGGGGGGCGGCCCCCGGCGTTTTCTGTTTTGCTATTAGTAGTTCATCGTCTCGGTGATCGTGAACACCGCACCGCCTCGAATCGCCGCAACTCGCCTTGCTGCTGCTTCTGTCTTCCACTGCTTGGCCGCGTGGTTGCTTCCGACTCCGACGAACCTTGCCGAAATCCACTCGCCGCCAGTTGTCAACAGCGACGGGGTTCCGCTTGGCGTGCTCGATGCTTTTTTGATGCCGTAGGTCATTTTTGTTTCTCGCTTGCTGGGGTTTGTTATCGTTGTCCGACTCGAAGATCATAATCTTTGTATCGACAAAACAAAAGCCCTACTTGGCAATTTTTTGGGAAATATTTCCACCCCGTAAAATCGTTGACAAAACTCACTTTCGCGGCCGTCCTGGTCGCGAATTAACCGCCGCCGCCGCTTTTGCCGCTTCGCTGCGGCTGATCAGAATTGCCTGTCCGGATCGCTCGCCAGAGATTCCAGCGACGCGAAGGCCACGCCAAAGGGTTTTCGCGTGTAGGCCGAGTCGGCGAGCGTGAGCGGAGATGGATGCTTTAGTGCTCATGGTAAAATTGAATTGTGCCGGATTGTCCGGCCGTCCGGTTATTCGGCCGCGTCCTTTCAGCGGCTCCCAAGTCTCTTATTCCCGGCAACGTGCCATTACCGAAGCACGACGCGATGTGCCGACAACTCAAAAAGCCGCTGCCAAATCACACGGAAAGATCCCGAGTTTCGCCGACGGGTTAGTCGGTATAGAATTCGGCTAGCGGTCGATTAACGATAACACAATCGCCAAGCCTGTCAATTGTTCGGCCGCCTAACGCCATCGCTACCGCCGCTTAAAAAACAAAACGATTTCAATCCCGACCGCTACTGGTGCCACAAGCGCCGCTGCGTGGGCTAAGAAAATCGGGAAGATAAGCGGCAGGAATCCAATCCACGCTCCGGCAGACGGATCGTCACTTGCGATCGATTTCATAATTGAAAAAACAACGGACCCAACCGCAACCAAAAGCCATGCAATCGAATAGGCTACAAACCTTGCTGAAAAATTCATCATTGTCCTTTAGTTGTCCGGCCACCGAACGCCCAAACGATCGAGCACGTCGGCAAGCTCAGTCGATGTCTGATCGATCCACGCTTCGGCGGCGAAATGGATCTCCGACAATGCGTGTTGGCATTCGTGTATGAGCGTGTCGAGCACTTGCTTTGCTGACTGATCGTATCGCACTAAGATTAGCCTACGATCCCAATAGCAGATTCCTAGAGCGTTCGGCAGCTTCCTTCGCGTTACGAATTCTATCCGCCACTCCCGGCCGCCGAGGGTGCAATCAATCGGCAGCGGCTTGCGTCGCTTTACCATATTTTGCCCTCATGGATGCGGATGTTTTGTTCTTTCCAATGGCCTCTGCTGTCGAGGTCTAAAATAGCAAAGCCCTGGCTCCATTGATTAACCAACGCATAAGCCGGTGCCATGTCGCAGAGACAACCGGTCGAAAAACAAACCCACGTTTTACGCTTGTCGCCACTCGTTTCGATATGCGTCGAAGCTTGATGGAAATGCCCCGCCATCGATGTCTGCCGCGTCCTGAGCCACAAGCCGCGCGCCGGGTTGACAGCCGCTACAAGTCCCTTTGGTAGCTCGTGGCCGTGGTAACAATTGAGCGTGCCGAGCGTGTAGAGTTGCTTGCTGGCAATCATCTGCCACGATGAATCCAATCCCAATTGATCGGCAAGCACCTTGCAGAGATCCCATTTACTCATGCCGATCATCTGCGGGGCGTTTTCGAATAAATAGCTTTCGATCCTGTCTTCGTGATTGCCGATCTTGTAATAACAATCGCCGCTGAAGTGCGGCCGAATGTCGGCAAGCCAGCCCGCTAGCGTCTTGATTTCTTCGTCTATGCTTCTGGCGTTCGGATCTCGGACCCATTTCGACTGCTGGTAAGCGTCAAGCATGTCGCCGTTGAGAATGAGGTGATCGCATCTAGCCTCGATGCCATGCCGAATTGCTTCGTCTATGGCTTGTGGATCGTGGTATGGAAAATGGGCGTCGCTGAGAATCAGATACCGCCCCGGCTTTCGGATCGCAATTGTCGGCCGTGTCTTTCGCTTGGCTTTTGGTGCCCGAGGGATGACGGTGTTTTCGTCGGCCCGCTTTTTGTCTTTGTACGTTTCGCCGCGATGGTATCGGATTAAATCGCGGGTTGATTCAAATGCCGTGAAGAGTGCAGGGTATCGCGCGACAAGATATTTAGCGATCTCGCGCGTCGGTCGGTCGGGTGCCTCTGCTAGAGCGGCACGGACCAAATCGGCCTTTCGCATTATGCCTCCGGTGTTGTAGATAAGACCGGCCTACATGCCGGTAAATTATTATAGCCGGACGGATAAGCACACCGCCACCATATCGGGGCAAAAGACCGGCAACAGCCGGTCAGCCCTTCGGAGCTTAGCGAGGATCAATCAGCAGCATACGGTGCGTGATATGTTGGTCACACAGGCCCAAATCATCAAAAACATCTGCTTTCGCAGTTTGCCCCACCAAGTCGCAGGTCGGCGTTGCTTGGGTTTGTCGTGTTGTTTTCGTGATTCGTTCGAAATGGCGAGTTTCGTCGGGTCGGTGGCAATGGCCCACCGCTTAGCCCTCCGCAAATTGTTCCGCGGCCCGTTGTCCAGATAATCGCACCACGCACCGATTCAGAGCGGCAAAAAATGCCCCCGGCTTTCGCAGTCTTGACGGCCGATCTGTTGTTGACTATCATGAACTCACTGTTGACTATCTTTGGGCCAGTCGGGCTACCAACCCGGCTGGCCCTTCTTTTTTACCAGATTGGCAGCGGGAAATCAAGCGTCGGGGGTGGTGTCGCTATGTAAGGCGAGTCGCTTTTTCATCGCATTAAATGCCAGCGTGTTCATTGCGATGCAATCTCGCCCGATAAAAAACGCGGCCGGCTTATTGATCGCGACAAGCCGATAATTCTGTCGATCCTTTTGCCATTTCTTGCGGATTCGCTTTCGATTGCTGCGGGGGAATCGACATTGCTCAAAGACAAATTCGCGGCCAAGAGTGTCGTCGATGTTGACTTGCATACCGTGAAACACAAAGCCCAGAGGGATCATTCCGCCACCTCCAGCCCTGCCGCGGCGATCTCTTCGGCGGTGGCGCGACGAGCAAGCATGCAACTGCTCCACGATTTTTTGTCTGGCCAAACAACCAAAAATCTTGCTTTATTTGCTTGCAAGCAATCGACAAGAGTTGCCGGACCTGTCCACGGAAAATTTTCGCCAGCACGAATCATCACCCACGGCCTCTGCCGTGCATCCTCGTCCGTGAGCGGCGGTTCGATGTAACGCAATCCATTTGTAGTGCTTTCGGCAACCATCTCCCAAATAGCCCGCTGTAGCCTGCTGATTTCTTCCCATGGGTTTTTTAGGTCGGTCAGAACCTTCCAAGCTGCCCTGAGCTTTTCCTCTTCGTCAATTGTCAATCGTCTCTGCATTTTGTTCTCGGCGGTTGTGCCGGAGCCTATCCCGGCGGGGGGCGGGGGGGGTTGAATTATTTTCCGTAAGCCACTGCCGGGCAATACTTGGTTGCCGGATAGATGGCACATGCTTTTGCAAGTGCGACGTCAAAAGCGTAGCCTTCGACGTTAACGTACTCTTGAGCAACGCCGAGCAGGCTTTCAAGCATCATTTGCGGATAACTGACGCACGACGCCTCAAGAGCGGTTTCGATGGCGTTGATTAGGTTTTGAACGGCTTTGGTTTGGATAGTCATTTTTGTGTTTTGTTGTTTGGGGTGTGTCGTTGTGACTCCCTGAATATATCGACCGCCCAAAGCTTTGTCGATACAAAATATGCCCCACCGGGCAATTATTTTGGAAGTTTTTTAAACCGCTTGTTCACCTATTTGCGGACGCTCGCAAAATGGTTAGCCGTCGTCGCGGCGCTTGCGGACCCACCACGGCGGAGGCGGCGGGTT